CAAAATAAATTTGGTTTGCTCCAAAAATTCTAACCATTCGGCCCTGCATTCCAAAACATAATAATCCTCTCCCTTTTTTACATAGGCAATTCCGGCCGTCGGGTCGTTTGATTCTTTGTCTGTGTATGCCGTGTCGAAAAAGAAATTAACCGGTAAGCCTGACAAATCCACCTTTTTAGGATCGTAAACGTCAAACCAGTCTCTTTTTATCAAATTTCCTTCCTGCGGTGCCGGTCTTTGCTGGTATAGCGCGTTCCATGCCCTGCTGCCTAAATCCTGCTGCATTCTCAACAACTTGCCCCGGCTGTACTTACCCTCCCAAAGAGCCGCGCCAATTTCCCGGTATTGTTCCGGATGCTCACATAATGCAGGCAGGTTTATTATTTCGGTAGCGGTTTCGCTTTCCCCTTCTTCAATTTGTTTCAATATCCTTCCCGTTAAATCGTCTTCATGCCACCTTGTTTGGCAAATAACCTCAATTGCATTCGGCTCAAATCGGGTTTTAAATGTCGTCGTATACCATTCCCATGCCGTGTTTCTATACGTCTGACTGTCTACCACTGCCGCGTTCTTGACCGGGTCGTCAATTATCCCCACCGTAGCGCCCGCGCCCGTTATACCCCCGCCTACGCCCGCGCTGATTAAATACCCCTTGCTGCCGACAATATCAAACCTGCTGTTATTCCTTACCAACCCCGTCTCCTTGCCTTCGCTCAATTTCGTATCCGGGAAAATAACCCGGTACGCGTCGCCTGTTATTATCCTCTGAACATCCCGATTCATCGCACTTGCCAGGTCTGCCGAATACGATGCAAGAATAATTTGCTCCTGAATATTTCTGGCAAACATCCATGCCGGGAAAAGGCGAGAGACAAGTTGGCTTTTGCCATGCCTTGGTGGGAGCATAATTATCAACCTTTCAAACTGCCTTTCCGCTAACCTTTGCAGCGCGTCAATCAAAACAAGGTGATGCCAGTTGAAAGTATATTCCGGCATTACCGCTTTGATGAAGGCGGCAAAGTCACGTTTATACAGTACCCGCCTTGCGATTTCCCGCGCCTGCGGGCTTATTTGTTTCGTCATTCATCCGTTCTGCTTTTTCAGTAAGCGCGATAAACGTTTTCAGTTCATCGGTCGAAAGGTTTTCAAAGTTCATTTCCACCTGAATTGCTCCGCCATCTTTGCCGCCCATGTTGAAGTCCTGCGGTACTTTGCCCTCGGTACGCTCCAAAACGATTTCGATACTTCGTTCCCGCCCCTTTGCCGCGTTTGCCAATAGTCGTTTTGCGACTGCCTGCGCCGTTGTGAGTTTTACCCGGACGTTCACCTTTTGCCCGGTCGGTACGCCGTCGTCGTTCAAAACCTGCGCGTCCTCGAATGTCGCCCAACCATCGCTCGCAAGTTCCTGTTTCAACAGGCCGCTAATGGTATCGGGCTGCCGGTATTTGTCCGGCTGCCTGTCTTCGCTGAAACGGGTTTTTACCCCTACCTGCTTTTCTTTTAAGTGTTCGCCTTTGGGCATTTTATGCCGATTTTATGCCGATTTTAATAGGTTTAAAAACTCCTGTCGGCAATTTAAATCTTCTTTGAATGAGCCAATCATTTTGCTGGTCGTTGTCCATGTATCATGCTTTTTTACACCTCGCATCGCCATACAAAGGTGCTGCGCTGTCAAAACAACCGCAACACCCATCGGAGAAAGTTCTTTATTTATCCGCTCTGCCACCTGCTGCGTAATTCGCTCCTGATTTTGAAAACGCCTTGCATATAAATCAACCGTTCGCGCCAACTTGCTCAATCCAACTATTTTACCATTCGGGATGTATGCAATATGCGCAACCCCAAAAAATGGCGCTAAGTGATGTTCGCAAAGCGAGTAGAACGGGATATTTGTTTGGATAACCATTTCATCCATTCCCTCGCTATCAAACGTCGTAAAATCAAATTCATGCGGCGTTAAAAACTCGCTCAAAAACTTGATATACCGCTTTGGAGTATCTTTCAATCCTTGTCTATTCGCATCGTCAAAATACTGAATCACCCGCAAAACATTTTCCTCTAACTCCTGCTCCCCTGTGTGTTCCCACGGAAAGCGAAGCCACCCCAACGGCTCGGTTCTTTTATCGAACAGCGCCCGAAACTCTTTGTTCGGGAATCTTTCTTTCCACTTATTTAGGGTGCTGCCCGTATCAATAAGGTCGTCACAAATAACGTCTGCCTCCTCTGGCGTATCAACCGGATTAACGAGCGCCGCGATATATTGCCCACCCCTCGGCACTCCGTAGTATTTCAGGTTTTTATCCCAACCCGATACCGCCGCCTGTATTTCCTGCCAACTTATAAAACGCTCCACACCTTGTGCTGCTGAACGCTCAACTTCCATTTTGGGTGCTGTAAACATAATTCAATGCAATGTTTTAAGTTTTTGTCATTTATGGCGTTTCCGTCCGAATGTGGACTTATCCAATAGTGTTCCGCAGTAATCGCCGGTTCAGGTATGTTTTGCCCAAAGTGCCGCACATAGCGCAATTCAGTAACGCCGTTCTGGAAATTCTTTTTAACAACGTGTTCCGCAACTTTTGGGGATACGCAAATAAAATCAAACCCGGCAGGTGGGGCAACAAGTCCTGATGTTTCTAACGCCTGAAAATAGCCCTGCGCTTTAAAAAACGCCGTATGCTCGCTTTTTAATTGATCGAGCGGCTCCCCGCCCGTCCACGTGATTTCCTTGCAACCTGCCGCATTGTGCTGCATCCACTGGAGAATTTCAACAACTTCCATTTCTTTGCCACTTTCAAATTCTGTGTCGCACTTTATCCCCATAGCGAAGCAAGCGTTTTTTGTTTTACACCCCTGCAATCTAATAAAAACAGTCGGTGTTCCCGCCCGTGCGCCTTCGCCCTGTAAACTGTAAAAAATTTCAGATACTTTCAATTTCATACGCTGCGGAGCATTTACGGGTTTCTTCAACTGAACATTTTATCAAAATGCACCCCGTTCCTTTAAGAATGTCGGGAGCGATGTTTTCAACCATGTGCTTTGCAATGTTTTCGGCTGTTGGGTTAAAGGCCACAAAAACAACGCCAAGCGGGTCTGACTGTTTAAGGGTTTCACAAAGCGGGTCTTTCTCCCAAAGCAAAAATTTGTGGTCGTAATTATCTTCCAGCCATTGACACAGCCCGGATTTGATAACCGAAAAATCTAAAACCCTTCCCACCGCGTCAAGGCTACCCGCCGAAATTGTAAAATAAAATCGGTAGTTGTGGCCGTGCAGGTGAGCGCACTTGCTTTCGTGGCCGAATACTCGATGCCCGCAAGAAATATCGTGATATCTTGTCGCTGTAATCATATCCAGGCGTTTTGCTTTGCTTCATAAAATCCTTTCGCCCGCAATGCTGTTGCCGGGTTGTCAATATCTCCAAACCCCCACTCGTTTTTGGTTTTCGACCCGTTGTAATCGGTCATTGAGTAGTCAATTACAATTTTCAGGCAGCCCAGGTCTTTTGCCAGTTTCCACGTTTCGGCTTTTGTTAGGTACATTAACGGGGTATGGATGCGGATGTCTGTGTCCATCGCCAGGGACACGGCCAATTGCTGTGCATCAATGAAGCGGCGGCGGCAGTCGGGGTACCCGGAAAAGTCGGTTTGGCAGGTTCCGGTAATTATATCGGTAATCCCCTGCTCATATCCACTGGCTGCTGCGATTGTCAAAAATAAAGCGTTCCGCCCGGCTGTAAATGAATTTGGCAGGTCTTGGTTAATGTGGTGTTTGTCGTTATGGTCTTTGGTATGGTCGGTCAGTGATGACCCGGACAATAACCCTTTCAGGTTAATTATTGAAAATTGAACGTCAGCCAACCGCGCAATCTCGCCGGCTTGTTGAAGTTCTGCAACGTGCTTTTGCCCATAGTCGAACCCAATTGCTTTTACTATGTCAAACTTTGTTTTTGCCCAATATAGACAGGTCGTTGAATCTTGCCCGCCCGATAAAAGCACTAAACATTTAGAGATTGTTTTTTGCATACTGCTGAAATTTGACCCACTCTTTAAAATTGTTTATCGCCACTGCACGGGCGTTTAATCGCGTCCCGGCTGGTTTGTCAATTTGGGCAATTGTCTCGCCATTGAACTTGTAAATTGTTCCGCTTCTGTTCCCATAAAGCCACGTAGTTGAATCTACGGAATCAAATTTGTATTTCTTCAACCCCTCTAAATTTGTGTAGCCAAGTCCGTGAACCTTTGCCCCCGCTTCATGTGCTATATCAATAAGGTTTTTAAAAATTCGATGCTCCTCGCCTTTTATTTCTTTTGTCACAATCCCGCCAATGGCAACATATTTGTAATCTTTTACCATGCCTTTCCAGTAGTCAAGGCCTCGCGACTTATGCCAAACCGGGACGGGTTGAAGTCCGGTCTTTTGTTCGATTATTTTTCGTAGCCGCTCTACCTGTTTTATCCCGACCACTACATCAATGTCCAATTCAAAAAATTTTTGTATTTTATTTTCTACAATGCAATTGCAATACTTGTGTACATACTCATCCCAGTTAACCTTCCCTCCATTTCCGGACATAAAAGTAAAAGCACCAGAATCCAAAAAAAAATCCCAGTGGTTCCCACGGATATACGGCAGCATCCAATCGGAAAGGTAAATGAATGATTCCAAAATTGATATTTTACCGTCTACCTGTTCAATTCCCCGCTTTGCCTCGTTGGAGTGCGGTGCGCTTAAAAATAAGTCCATTGCTTTATCTGGTTTATTAAGCCGCCATATATGCGCAACATTGCCGCTCGGGCCTGCCAAAAATATATCCATAACATAAGGCCTCGAACAAGTACCTGCCAAAAAAAATATTCATAATCCGAGCAGTTTCCAAACTGCTTGTTCGGGTGTTTTTTCAATTTTTAGTAAAGCGGTTTTTACAGTTTCAACTTCCTCTAAGGTGTATTCCAAAACAATTTTGCCAGTTTGCAAATGCTCGCCGCTGGTTGTATCGCTTGAAAAAAAGTCGCTCATCTCCTCATCTGTCAATCCAACGCCCAAACCCCCAAACACAAACTCCGGCACACCCATGTCGCGTAATTCCTCAACTTCATATTCCCAAGTGCTTAGAACATCTGCATCCCATTCTCCA